GTTGCTGACTTGCTTCGTATTTTGTCTCATAGTTGGCATTCGTGATATTTACAGAAACTAAATTGCTGCCTTCATAAATATAAACATCTGGGCTTGTAACAAGCTGCTCTAACCATTCGCTTTCAGCTTCCGTTATCCAATCACTATTGATAGTAATCGTATCGTCTAATACAGTCTCATATTGACTTAAACCTCTGCTCATTCTTGAGTAATTGTAATTAACTCCACTCCATTCGTTTGGATTGCTTTTGTAAGTATTACGTTTTATGTTGGTGCTTTTTGTCTTTGCTCCAGTGAAAGTGTAATAATCATACTTTCCATAGTTGTTCATGAACTTAAAACGAATAGGATCATATTTGCTGCATATTTCACCAGGATATATTCTAATCGTTTCACTTACTATTGTTCCAACTTTATTTTTAATCTTAACCTCATAATACTCCCAATTAGTTACAAATATCGGTAAACTGCCATAAGATAAGTCAGGATTTGTTAAGCTATTAATCCAATCATAATCTACTCTAACGTTTATAGATCTATCTGCTCTATTACTTAATGCAGTATAAGGATTCTGTACTCTAACTGTATTAAATTCTGTACCTTCATCAAAATAAGTAACAATTTCTAATTCATAGGCTTCATTTTGTAAATCAGTCATAAAGCCAAAAGCCATTTTCTCGCCTGTTATCGTTTTAAAGGTTGGCTGGTCCGTTAAGAATTGACTTGAGCTGTTTTGTAACACATAAGTATTTACTGCATAACCTAAAAAGCTATTTGCATCAAAAACACCATTAAAAGCATAACCACTACTTGATGTTAGGTTTGTGTAGTTAGTAATTCCACTACTTGCCCCGTATTGCTCACCAAATTGTACAATATAAGATGCTATTGAGTTTCCACATTGTTTAAATGTAGTTGTGTTATCTTCGGCATCCCTTGTAAGAAAGTTTTGTACTATTCCGCTTATATCAAAAACACCTGAACTGTTAGTAGGATTCTTTCCTACTTCCAAACGTGTATAATCGGATGAACCGTTTACATAAATATCTGCTATGTATCTGAAATTCGATTGAGCTACATTTGTACTGCTCAATGTAAATATCATTTGATTGTAAGCAGGTGCATAAGTTGCTGGTGTATTGTATATTGTTAGTGCCATTTATGGTTGATAATTGTTTGCTATGTCTTTTTCTAATTGTGGTATCTCTATTGTTAGGAATTTCTTTCCTTTATATCCAAAACGTTTAATCGTTCCGTTCTTTAATATGTTAGTCGCTATTGCATAACTCAAAGACCTTCTTTCATCCTGTGTTTTTGCTATTTTTTGTAGCGCAGGTTTACTTGTAATCCAATCTAATATTTTAGGTTGTAGTGTTTTTCTTTTTTCTTTTGTATATCCTTTTGGTGCAGTTCCTTTTTCTAAGTCCTCCCAATAATCTTCAATCTCAATTATTATCTTAACTATGTTTCCGTTTCTTACGCTTGGTCTTGGTGTTATTGATTGTGTTAAATTACCACTTGCATCAAACCCAAACTTAACTATGTTATCTTGAACTCTTTTGATAAATTTTAAAACAGATTGATCAACAGTGCCACCATCTTCAATCTTATTTATAAAATCATCTAATACTTTAGACGCTTCATCTTTTAATACCCCTATTGCCATTTATTCCTATCTTTAATATAACTTAAATAGTTTAAGAAAGCTACTACATTCATATTTAAAAAGTAATCCCATTTTGTCCTATCCTTACCGCTTAAATTATCCAATGTAACATACCAACTCCAATAATCTAAGTGTTTTTGCTGTTCTGTTCTTTCAACTCTTTCTGTATAGTCTCCCTCGCTTCTTTCATTTGATTTACCAAATAATCCTCTATAGTTGGATATAAATTCTCTATAAGTTTGCAAAAAAAAACACAGAGAGGATAAACGATTCCAACATTCATTGACTTTATATGTTCAACTCTTTCTTTGTAATCCATTTCAACCTCTTTGTATTTTAACCAACTTAACTTGTAAGGTTTAACAAACATTGCTACTAATTGTGGCAAGTTTGCAATTATTGACTCTTCGCTTTCTGTTAATTTAGCTAAGCTAATAAAATCACCTGCGTTTAATTTAGTAATATCGTAATTTACAATCCAACGATAACCTTTATGCTTAAATACCTCAACAGCTTTCGGAAACTCCATTTGAAAAATAAAGTTTACTGACTTTATAAGTTCTTTCAGTTGGTCTATTCTTATTCTTTCAACTTCATGGACTGGTATATCAGCAATAATTGAAATAACCCGTATTTCNNCGATCTATTGCATCAATTTCTTTGTCACGTACAATATCATAGATTAATGGAAACTTATCTATTGATATTTCATGCCATGTATTTGGAATTGTAACTGTCATCATATTTAAAAGTACCTTTGTTTTATAATAGTGTGTATCTACCTGTTTTGTATTTAGTGTAAGCATGGAATCCTAAACATGAAGCCATTACACCATCGTCATGGAATCCTGAATGAGCTGAATATTTAATTACTCTACTTTTAGGGTTGTATTCATAAGTAAACATTTCTAATTCTTTGTCTAACCATTCCACGTTTAAGAATCTTACCTCTTTGTTTTGATTGGCAACGATTAAACTTTCAACTATTTCCTTTTTGCTTTGATTTGTAGTAACGAATGGTTCTATTGTACAATAACTTGCACATTCCTTTTGTAACATTTCAAATATCACGTCACCGATTGAATTAACCTCAACCAATGCAGTTTGGACATTATTTGTCTTCAATCCCTGTGCTATATTCTTTACAATACTTTGCCAGTCGGTATGTCTCCAGCGTTCAATGTAAAACTGTTCGCCTTTTTCGTTAAATATAGATAGCACCGAGTAATCGTCTGCCCTTCCTAAGTCAATACCGGCAAATGATCTACCATTTGCTTTATTATCACTTAACTGCCTATTGTTAAATAATGTTGCGGTCCCATCTACAAACTCCGCTAAGTATTCCTGCCTAAATACCATGTCAGGTAAAGTCAATTTAGCATCGTCTATCTCTTTTGGGTTAATCATTGGATTGTGATAAGAAGTCATTGTAAAAGACTTGTACTGCTCATTAATACCATCCAATTGATACATTTTATAGAAATGGTTTTTACCTTTTGGGGTGCTAATCAATAAAACCTTTTTACCCTTAACCAAAACAGTTGCTCTTAATACTTCGGTCCACGCTTTCTCATCCATAAAGGCGAACTCATCGCAAACCAGGTAATCGAAGGTGAAACCACGAATGTTATCGTAACGCTCGGCACTAAAGAATTGAATTGTTGATCCTGTAATGTATTCGAGTACTAACTCCGACTGATTAACCTTTCTGTAAATTTCAGGTCTCTTTGCAAATGCTTTAAAGCAATCGTCAAATACTTTCTTTGATTGTTTATAAATAGGGCTTACCCATGCTATTCTTATTGACTTATTGTTTAAAGCCCAAAATAACATTTGATTAATAGCTAATAAAGTTTTCCCAAACTGCCTACCGATATTTATAACGTAGTACTTATGGTTTTCTTTATTTATGCTATCATGTATTTTCTTCTGGTTCGGATGTGGATTGTATAGTATTGCTTTCGCCAAAGTCTGCTGTAAATTTCATGTTTCCTGTTACCTTAACATCTTGCTGTTCAATGTACCCTCTTTTCTTTGCTTTACACTTTAAATAGAACATTGTAGATAAAGGATTGCCTTTTTTAATTTGTTGGTGCAATGCTGACTCCGCAAAGTCTAAAGCTACATTGTCAATCTCTTTAACTTTACGTTTATACTCTTTATCTTTCTTTAACCAGTCATAGTGAGTATCACGATTAATACCAACCTCTTTACATGCACTTGAAACCACATTTAAGTGTTTTTCTAATGCAAGTAACATCCTTTCTTTTAATATGTCGGAATTTGACGCCATTTTATGCGATTTAAACTACTTTCTTTTATAAAGTACCAATATATCTATCTAAATACCATTGAGCTTTTAAAAGGTCTTCTTTTGTCTTTGTGATGTCTTTCTTACCTGCTCTACTAATATACTTAACCACGTTACCTAAATGAAAGTTTAGTTCCCATGCTTCTATTACTTTAATAGCTTCGTAGGTTGTATCTCCTCCATAGTGTTTTGGGTTATTTACTGATTCCATCTTTTATAACTGCAAGTAAGTATTCTAATAGTTGTTTTCTGCAATCCCCACAACCTAAATTGAATGGTTTGTTACCACACTTAACTGCTAACTCGTTTAAGTCAGTCCAATTAAATGTAGGTGAATAGTTTTTCCCCATTTGCTCCCATTTCAATAATTGTTCTTTTATGTTATCTGGAATCATAATAAGTACCTATCGTTTATCTGTTCAATTAGTGATGCCAATAAAGCAAAGGTAAAAGGAATAGTGATTAAATCAAAATATCCGGTAAAATTAATTATCTGATAAATTAAGAAACTCCAATAAGTTAAGCAAAGAGGACAAGTGAATGGTTTTCTCATTAACCATTTAGGCTTAGGAATGTATTTTGCTATTATGTAAGTAGTTGCTAAAAGTTGTAACATTAGTTTATTCCTTGAGCTTTAAATACTATTGTTTCGTTTATTGGTTCATCTTCTGGTGCCGCATATTGTAAAATCGTATTTCCTGTATGATATTTCATTCCTAATTGGTTTGCTATTATACTTCCGCAAGTCATATCATGTCTGTGACCTTTGCATCTTTCGTCTTCGCTTTCTGTTTTATCGTTATTATTCCATTTTCCGATAAATATTCCATCTTTTGATGCTTGATGCCAATTGTTAAAAAATTCTGTAGCTATTTGATTATCAAAGTTTAAACCTAATAAACCAGCATTCCCATACATTAACATGTTCATTGCTTCATCTCTATTTATTTGGAAATAATTAAGGCATTTATCATTTGCCCATGTACCAACATAATGACCTGCTTCCTGCATTAAATATCCATCTTTATCAATTAACTCAAATATATGGTCTATATTCTTAATTAAATAAACAGATGAATCTACCCAAAGTATTTTTTTATAACCTAAATTTTTTACTCTTTCAAATATAAAAGTTTTAAATGCGTAAGGATTTTGTGTATGTAATGGGCAAGGCACTTGCTCCTCGTCTGTAAATATAAAGAGTTCGCCTTTAAAATTATGTTCTTGCGCTGTTCTTTTTAATCTTGCTGCTCCATTTGAATAGCTACTATTCGCAAAGCAAATAATTGCACATTCAGTAAAGTTTATCATAGTCAATATATCTATAATGGTAAATAGGTTCTTTTATTTCTACTTCGGTTTTTATTAAATTAAACTTTTTCAGTTCCATGCAAAAAGCATAATCCTCAAAGTTACTTTTATCTTCAAACTTAATACTCTTTGCTATTTCTCTTTTAATTGGAGTTATATGATTTGTTGACCTTAAATAAACTTCCTGACCACTTGAGTAATCTGTTATATAAGGATGATCTTTAGAAATATACCAAGAACGTTTATTTCTTCCGTTTGTAGTCATAAATCCATTTATAGCTAAAGCATCTGGTTGTTTTTCCAATGCTGCTAAAACTAAACTAACTGCATTTGGTAATATCATATCATCGTCATCAATAAACCAAACATACTCACCCTGAGCTGCATTTAATAAATCGTTTCTTTTTTTTCCTGTAGTCTTTGCTCCAACTGGAGCGCAATCACTTATAACCTCAACAAGCCCAAAAGCATTACACATCTCTAACTGATTATTTATTTCAGTATGTAATTCTAAAAATAGATTAGCCCTTTGTGGTACTGTTGGTATAAGGATTGAAAGTATCATGAAGTATAGAATGATAGTTTTTTAAAGTTAGTTAAAGTCATAAATTTATCCTGAGTTTTACGAAGTACACAATAAATATTCCATCCATCTGTAGTATTATTCATTGCAGGGTGTTCGCCTATCTCAAGTATTTCATAACCATTAGCTTCGGCTAATTGTTTATAGAAATCAATATCTAGATAATTAAAACCATGACCTGGCCAATTACCGGTTTTTGGATTCTCACTAATTATAAGACCTCCAACTTCACAGGCATTATGTTTATTTAACCAACAATTATAAAATGCTTTAGGATCATGTTTTCCATTAATCCCAACGTGTTCACTTGTACCAAAGTCAGTTACTATATCAAATTTATTTAAACTTAGTTTAGTCGCTAAGTCAAGTTCTAAGGCATTATTTTCTTTGTTTAAATCTAAACAAGTATATTGACAATTCTTTTTATTATAATATTTATCAGCATAGGGTGCGCCTTCCCATTCCCATGAATATAAATTTTGCGCTCCAAGTTCTAAAACTTTACTATTTTCTTTAACATACTTATTTAAAAGTGTTAAACTAAAATCTGTTATTCCCATACTGATATTAAATTTTCGTTGTTTACTAATAATGTTTTCATATTATACCTTCTTAATTCACGCATAATATCATTATACTGATGTCCGTTATGTTCTATACATAAACACTTACATCCTAATTCTTTTAAGTCCATTTGCTTTAAAATGCTTAAATCATAACCTTCAGCATCTATGTTTATAAAATCATAAATTTGCCAATTGTAAAAATCTAACCATTTAAGTGATTGTACTTTGCTTTCTAAATATACAGTTGAGTTTTCCCATTTCTGTTTGTCAACTATTGAAAGAGTAGAAAGTAAGTCACTGTCTCCATTACCTACATGTTCACCACTTGAATAAAATGTAAGCATACCTCTTGAGTCTGATATTGCTATATTATGTAGTTTAACCTTTTTATTGTCTTTATATAATTCTTTTAATTTATTAAATGGTTTTTCTGCTGGTTCTATAAGTTCACCACTCCATCCAAGTTCTAAAAGTTTTCTACTATTTGAGAAAGTAATTCCATCGTTAGCTCCAATATCTAATAAATTGCCTATTTTGTTTCCAAAAAAGCTAACTATTACCTGTTCTTCATTGTTTTGGCTATACATTATAGTATTTATGTTTATTGATAATTAAATGCTTAGGTAAAAAATAATCTTCGCTTTTTCTGTATTTAAAAAGTCCATAGTCACTATTCCATAACTCCCTGCTTTCTGTTTTCCTATATTGTTCATCGTATTCACTTAATCCCCATGCAGGGTGCATGTGCCTAAATAGAATCTTATAGTCACCCATGTATTTATACTTTCCTAATAAATGAGCTACTTCAGTAGCTTCAACATCACACCATAAAGATTTGTAGTCAGGATGATAAATATATTTAAAACGGTTATAATATTCTGCTCCCATTATACTCAAAGTCATTATATTACCATGTTGGTTGCCATCTGAGTAATGGATAACTTGATCGTAATTATTTTGAAAATCCTGCCTTATTATTTCATCAAATCCTTTTATCTCAAAGTGCATATCATCCGAAGTGTTGATTAAAATATCCCAACCTTCAAACAAGTCCATGTCACGATTTATAGCATCTATTTTATTTTTAGAAGTTCCACGTACAATAAACACATTATCGTCTGGATAATTGAACCCAAACATACTTTCGTCATCTTCATCAATGCTTACTAAAATAGTATAATTCATTGAATTACATAGCATTATGATATTTTCAATTGCTTTCTTTGCCTTTTGAGGTCTTGAGCGCGTAGCTAATTTAAAAAGTATATGTTCGTTCACTTTTCAAAATTATAAAAGATTTTATCACTTTGCAATTCATTAATAAAAACTTTTCTATTTTCTTCTATTAACTTTGCTTTTTTATATTCAGGAATACTTGATTTGTGTTCCATGTTATAATCCATAGCAAACAAATATTCTTTTGTTCGTGATAGTTGTTGATA